ATTGTGCATTTATGAAAACTCCAAAAGGAGAAATTACAACTCAGTTTGATCTTCATGATGATGAGTATTTAGGACTTACAAAATATGATTTTCTTGTAACTGAAGTTCAGGATAAATTAGTTCAAGCGATTCAACTTCTTCAAAAAGATGGTCAGATTGAAGCTGATTTATCTTTAAGAGAAGTATATGATAAATATTTTCATCCAAATGTAATTCCACTAGAAGATAAAAGAATTTGGGATGCATTAGGAAATGTATCAGTTTTGAATACTTTCCAGTTTGATTCACAAGTTGGTTCTCAGGTTGCGAAAATGCTGAAGCCTCAGAATGTATTAGAGATGGCTGATGCGAACGGGTTGATGAGACTGAGCGGTGAAGAAGGCGAAGAAAGACCGATGAATAAATATTATCGGTTTAAAAATGATATTTCTTTATGGTATAAAGAAATGGATGATTTTGGTCTTACAAAAGAAGAACAAGCAGCTATCGAACCTTATTTTAAATCTTCATATGGAGTACCTCCGAGTCAAGAGCAGCTAATGAGAATGTTAATGGATGAAAACATTTGCGGCTTTAGCTTAGGAGAAGCAAATGCGGCCAGAAAAGTTGTCGGAAAGAAACAGATGAATAAGATTCCAGAACTTAGAGAAAAAGTTCTGAAGAGTGCAAAATCTGAGAAATTGGGCCAGTATATATGGAAATATGGAGCAGGTCCGCAGATGGGTTATTCTTTTAGTGTAATTCATGCACTAGCTTATTCATTTATTGGGGTACAGACTTTATATATAGCAACAAATTGGAATCCAATTTATTGGAATACAGCTTGTTTGATTGTTAATAGTGGAGCAACAGATCCAGATAATGGTGGTCAAACAGATTATTCAAAAATTGCGAAAGCAATGGGAGATATAATTAATGCTGGTATTAATTTAAGTCTTGTAAATATTAATCAGTCAGGTTATGGTTTTGAACCTGATGCAAAAAATAATAGAATTTTATATGGAATGAAAGCAATGCTAAATGTTGGTGATGATGTAATTGATGCAACAATTAAAAATCGTCCATATATTTCTATTAAAGATTATTATAATAAAGTTCATCCAAATAAGCAAGCAATGATTTCATTAATCAAAGGTGGAGCTTTTGATGATATGATGGAAAGAAAAATGGCAATGGCTTGGTTTATTTGGGAAACATGTGATAAAAAGAAGCGTATTACTCTTCAAAATATGGGAGGATTAATTAAATATGGTTTACTTCCAGAAAAAAATGAAGAAGAGGTAATGGCAAGAAGAATTTATGAATTTAATAGATATTTAAAAGCTATTTGTAAAAATGGTGAAGGATATATATTAGATAATAGAGCATTAAATTTTATTCATGAAATTGAAGCAGATAGTTTGTTAGAGAATAAAAATAATGAATGGTATATTTCAGCAAAAAATTGGGATAAAAAAGTTTATCAAAAATGGATGGATGTATTTAGAGCATGGATTGCTGAAAATAAAGATGAAATATTAAATACATTAAATTCAAAGATTTTTTATGATGATTGGAGTAAATATGCTAAAGGAACAATCTCTGCTTGGGAGATGGAAGCTTTATGCTTTTATTACCACGAACATGAACTCGCTCATGTGGATAGTTCAAGATATGGCTTTGTTAATTTTATGGATCTCCCAGAAACTCCAGTAATTGATAAAGTATATAAGAAAAATGGCAAAGAAATAAAAATATTTAAACTTAATTTAATTTGCGGAACTTGTATTGCAAAGAACAAAGTCAAGAGCACAGTAAGTCTTTTAACTACAACTGGAGTAGTTACAGTTAAGTTCAGAAAAGAATATTTTAATCTCTTTGACAAACAGATTTCTGAAAAAAATCCAGATGGAACTAAAACAGTAAAAGAAAAATCTTGGTTTAATCGTGGAAGTATGATTATTGTTCAAGGTATTCGTTCAGATGATAATTTTGTAACAAAAAAGTACGCAAACTCTGAGATGCATCAACTCTATAAGATAGATGAAATTCTTCCAGATGGTAGTTTAAAAATTAGAAATGAAAGATATCAGGGAGAAGCAGAAGATGACGAATGATAAACAAATATGTTCAGTTTGCGGGAGGGAACTTCCGCAAACTGATTTTTGGAAAATAAAAGAACCATTTATAGATTGGCATAAAATAAAATATCATAGATATAATATTTGTAAAGAATGTTGTTATGAAACTAAATTATTAGATGAATCTAATAATGATAATATAAAATTATATTGTGAATTTTTTAATATTCCTTTTATATTAAAAGAATGGGAAATGTTAAAAAAAAGATATTATCCTAAAAGACATATTTTTGGAAGATATATGGCTAAAATGAACTTAGCAGGATATCGACCATATTAGTATAAAGACTCGGAGGAATTAAATAAATTCTATGAATAATTATAAAATTCTTGCAATTATTGGAGAAGCTGGAACTGGCAAAGATACTATTATGAAAAAAGTTCTTAAAAAAAATCCTAATCTCCATGAAATTGTATCTTGTACAACTCGTCCTCCAAGAGAAAAAGAAAAGGATGGTGTTAATTATCATTTTTTAACACATGAAGAATTTACAAATAAAATTTTAAATAATGAAATGCTTGAAGCAACAGTTTTTAATGATTGGTGTTATGGAACAAGTTATGATTCATTAGATGCAAATAAGGTTAATATTGGAGTTTTTAATCCGGCAGGAATAGAAGCTTTAATGGAGCATAAAAATATTTTTATTGTGTGTTATTATGTGCGGGCCGCAGATAAACAGCGTCTTTTACGCCAGCTTAATCGTGAGGAAAATCCTGACGTAAAAGAGATAATTAGACGCTTTTCCGCAGATAATTTAGATTTTTCAGAACTTCAATTTCATTATAATGAAATTGAGAATAATACACTACAAGATCTAGATAGAAATATTGAGATTATAAATAGCGCTTGTTTACGTCTTTAGAATCTATTGGACCAAGAAAGATAAAGTATTTAATTTGAAATTTATATATAATAGATTTCTACATTAGAAATCCTTAAAATAATAATAATTAGGAGGAAATCTATATGATTTATGTAAAGAAGAGAGATGGACGTAGAGTCCCATTCGATGAGAAAAAAATTGAAAATGCTGTATTAGCAGCTTTTAAAGACGTGGATAAGGAAATTACTCCATATGCATAGGATAAAGCATATAATATAGCAATGTATGTTCTTGGATATGCAGAAGAATAGTCCACAGAATTAGGAATTGAAGATATTCAAGATTTAGTCGAAAAAGGACTTATGGCGACAAAAAGAAAAGATGTCGCTAAAGCGTATATTCTTTACAGAGATAAACGTAATAAAGAACGCGAAGGCAATATAGATTGGATGAAACTTATCTCTGAAAAACTTCAAGCAAAAAATGTTCAAAATCAAAATGCTAATGTTGATGAACATTCTTTTGGAGGAAGAAAAGGGGAAGCTGATAATGTTTTAATGAGAGAAATTGCATTAAATCATATTGGCATGTCTAAAAAAAGTAGAGATAATCATCTAAATAATCGTATCTATATTCATGATTTAGATGCATATGCAGTTGGTATGCATAATTGTTTAACGATTCCTTTTGATGACTTGTTAGCTAATGGATTTAATACTCGTCAAACTGATGTTAGACCAGCTAATAGTATAAATACAGCTATGCAATTGGTTGCAGTATTATTCCAACTTCAAAGTTTACAACAGTTTGGAGGCGTTTCTGCAAGTCATTTGGATTGGACAATGGTCCCTTATGTAAGAAAAAGTTTTTATAAACATTATTTAGATGGATTAAAGTATATTTCTCAAAAAACAGAAATGACAATTCCAATAGGAATAGGAGATCGAACCTTTAAGTTAGAAGATTTACCTAAAAAAACAATAAGCAAAACGTCTATTGATGATAAATATATATATGACGATGAAAAAGCATATGAATATGCCTATGATATGACAGTAAAAGAAACTTAGCAAGCAGTCGAAGGGATGTATCATAATTTAAATACACTCCAATCAAGGTCTGGAAATTAGCTTCCATTTACTTCAATTAATTATGGAACATGTACTTTGCCAGAAGGAAGAATAGTGATAAAAGCTTTACTTGATGGCTCTATTAAAGGAGTTGGAAAACTTCATAAAACACCTATCTTCCCTTGTGGTATTTTTCAATGTATGAAAGGAGTCAACCGTGATCCAGGGGATCCCAATTACGATTTATTTAGGTTAGCCCTTAAATCCACAGCTAAAAGATTATATCCCAACTATGCCAATGTTGACTGGAGTGGCAACGCTGGATACGATAGAAATGACCCAAGGACATACTTTAGTACAATGGGTTGCAGAACTGCCAACGGATGGGATATCAACGGTTTAGGTCAGCTTAAAGATGGACGTGGCAACATCTGCCCAGTAACTATTATTCTTCCTACTCTTGCAATGGAAGCCAAAGAAAAAACTGTTGATGATTATGAGTTAGATCCAATTGATATTTTTATGAGCATTCTTGATGAAGCTATTCATGATGCGAAAGATACTTTAATTGAAAGATTTAATTGGATTTGCTCTCAAGATCCGGCTTCCGCAAAATTTATGTGGGAAAATAATACTATGGCAGGATATATTCCAGAAGAAGGTCCATATAGTGCTTTAAAACATGGAACAATTGTTATTGGACAATTAGGTCTTGCAGAAGCGCTTCAGATTCTTATTGGTACAGATCATACTACAGAAGAAGGTATGGAACTTGCTAAGAGAATTGAGCAGTTGTTTAAAGACAGATGTGCTGAGTTTAAACAGGAATATAAACTTAATTTCGGTGTGTACTATACTCCAGCCGAAAACCTTTGCTATACCGCTTTAAAGAAATTTAGAGAAAAATATGGTGTAATACATAATATTAGTGATAAAGAATTCTTTACTAATTCAATGCATGTTCCAGTTTGGAAACAAATCAGTCCTTTTGATAAAATTGATATTGAATCTCAATTAACAGGATATTCAAGCGCGGGATGTATTACATATGTTGAACTTGAATCTACTGTTGGTAAAAATATAGATGCAATGGAAACATTGGTAAATTATGCTATGGATAAAGATATTCCATATTTTGCAATTAATGTTCCTTGCGATACTTGTCTTGAATGCGGATATACTGGTGAATTTAATAATACTTGTCCTGTTTGCGGCAGTGACCATATTCAGCAATTAAGACGCGTTACTGGTTATTTAACTGGCAATTATACAACCGCTTTTAATTATGGCAAGCAAGATGAAGTACATAATCGTGTAAAACATACAGGTTATATGGAATAAGGAGGCAGCCACATGCGATACGCAGGAATTATACCAAATGATTTCGCCGCAGCTCCTGGAGTATGTACTACATTTTTTGTTTAGGGTTGTCCAATAAAATGCCCTGGTTGTCATAACTCTGAAACTTGGGATTTTGAAGGCGGAAAAGAATTTAATGCAGAGGTTTTAAATAAATTAGAAGAAGATTTACTTGCTAATGGAATTAATAGAACTCTTTGTATTATGGGAGGAGAACCTCTCTGTCAAGAAAATTTATTCTTAACAACTATGATCGTTACAGAAATGAAACATAGATTACCAGATTTAAAAATCTGGATTTGGACTGGATATGAGTATAAAGATATATTAGAAGAAGAAGAATCTAATCCAAAAATTAAATATATTTTAGAAACTGTTAATGGATTGGTTACTGGTCCTTTTATTCAATCTTTAAGAGATATTACTCTCCCAATGAGAGGTAGTAGTAATCAAGAAATTATTAATTTAAAAAATTGACTTTTATTCTTTTATTTGATATAATAAAATTATAAATAAAAAGAAAAGTGAGGTATGTAATGAAAAATAAATTTCTAATTTTACTAATGGCTTTATTCCTATTAATTTTTAATTTTAATGCTTTTGCAAATGAAGGCGATATAAAAACTATAACAAAATATTCAAACAAAGATGGTAATCCTATTTATATCGCTCCAAGTGAAAGTTCTGAAATTATAGGAACGGCTTTTGAAAATACTTCTTTTGAAGTTGTTTATGGCGGAGAAAGTGATGGCTGGAGTCAAATTGTAGCAGAGAATGGAAATGTCTTTATGAAGACAGAAGATTTATCTGATCAAAAAATTGAGCATGGGCATTGGATTTCTTTAGGAAAATATAAAACAACAGGATATTGTAATTGTAGAAAATGCTGCGGAAAGTGGTCTGGAGGCCCAACGGCAAGTGGGAGATATCCTATATCAAATCATACAGTAGCCTGTGGTTCTCTTCCTTTGGGGACCAAAATTATGATGAATGGTCAGCAATATATTGTTGAAGATAGAGGAGTTACTGGAAGACATATAGACGTTTATTATGACTCTCATAAAGTAGCTTATGCTCATGGAGTAAAATATATAGAAGTATTTAGATGGGTGGAATAAAAAATATATGCAGCCAATTGAAGTTGATAATATAAATATTTTAAAATCTTTACCAAATCATCAAAAAGGTGAAATAGCTATCGTCAAAGATGAACAGCAAAATTATGTTTATGTAGATGAAGAAAAGGGTTGGGTTCCTTTAAAAGCTAGTATTGAATCTAATGGTTTAAAAATGAATTTATATGAATTAAATAAATCTATTGTAAGTCAATTACCAGTTTTTGATGATAACGCTTGGAATGGAACAGAAAAAGTTGTTAATGATTGGTTTCAAGATCAATTAAATCAAACTAAAAAACCAAAATATTTTATGTTATATGGCAAAGATATTAGTTATTTTACTGTATTTAGAAGAGTAACTGCTGGTTTTGATTATGAAAATTTCTTTAGTGCATTAAAAGATATTTTAATTAATATTGGCGATGTATATGCTATTGATCCAGTAGAAGATAAAAGTGCTATTGAAATTTGGGTTCGATATATTGATGAAGATCAAAAAATTGATGAAATGACTTGCCTATATTTATTTAATTATGATGAAGGGGTTATAACTTTTCATGAATAATGAAATTATTTGTTTTGTGGATATGTTTTCCCTAACTCAAAATCTTAAAATTGGAGATAAAATTATTACAATTCCAACAGATGAGTTAGGAAAAACAATTCCTTCTTTATGTTATAGTAATTAGACTAATAAAGTACATTTATATGGTAATGAAATGTATATTGAAGGAATTGTAGTTGAAATAAATGAAAATGCTGATTATGCAAATATTGAGATAAAGGTGAATTAAAAATTATGAGAATTTTACTTAATAATACTGAAACTTATAGAGTTGATACAGAAGAAGAAGCTAAGGCTCTTATCGAAGAAATGAAAGAAAATGCATCTGATTATATTGTTGATTCCTATTCATCTGTAAGAAAAGAAAAAAAGAAAAAGGGCGAAATTATTGCCGAAGGATATCAAGTAAAGATTACAAAGAAATATTCTGATTTTTGGGTTATGGAGGAAGCTGAATAATGAGTGCTTATTTCCAAAAGGTAAGTAATTGCGGCGATGCCGTTCTACCAGTTCGCAAGACCTAGGCTTCAGCAGGATATGATTTTTTCGCGGCTGAAGATATTATAATTCCCCCATACGAAGATCTTTGTAATGAAATGATTGGTGTTTTGCTTGACGAAAGCGAAAGTATTTTTGATGCAGTATCAGATGCTAAAGAAGCTATGACACTCGATCAAATCGCCGCTTTAACGAAGCGCGCGCAAGCAAAGCCTACTTTGATTCCTACTGGAGTTAAATGTCATCTTGACCCAGATACTTTTCTTCAACTCTCAATTCGATCTTCTTCTCCTTTAAAATACTGGATTATCCTTGCTAATGGGGTTGGAATTATTGATGCAGATTATTATAATAATCCTGATAATGAAGGACATATATATTTTCAAGTAATTAATCTTTCTCCAATTCCCATTAAAATCAAGAAAGGTGATGCAATTGGTTAGGGAATTATTATGAACTATAATAAAGTTTATGATGATCATGCTAATCAATTAAGAGAAGGCGGTTTTGGTTCTACAGACTCCGCACTTGCATCTGCAACATAATGCGTAAATTGCTAGCCTTAGATTAGTCATCTAAAACTAGTGGATATGCAGTATTTTATGATAAAGAATTAAAATACTATGGTCATTTTACTTTTGAAGATGATGATTTAGGAGATCGACTTTATAAGATTCGTAAAAAAGTAAATGAACTCATAGAAAAATATGAAATTAATGAAGTTGTTTTTGAAGATATTTAGTTACAAAATAATGTTGGCAATAATGTAAAAACATTTAAAGTTTTAGCAGAAGTATTTGGTGTTATTTATGAGTTAATAACAGAATTAAAATTACCTCATTAGGAAATTTTAGCTTCCACTTGGAAATCTGGTCTTGGGATAAAAGGACGAACTCGTCCAGATCAAAAAAGAAATGCTCAAAAATATGTGCTTAATACTTATAATATGAAAGCAACTCAAGATGAATGCGATGCTATTTGTATTGGAACTCATATTCTTTTAGGGAAAAAACAAATAGCAGATCATGACTGGTCAGATTAATATAATTAAAAGATCTCTCTTTTTATAATATTTGAAAAGAGAGATCTTTTTATATATTTTTTAAAGGGGAAAGGAAAATTGTGATGATTACTTTTTTAAATACTGCTGCTGAATTAGGGGGGTTAAATGCTTTAACCTTTCTAATTTTATTTTTCTTTGCTGTAAGAGAAAGTTATAATTTTTGTATTTGGGTAAAAACTGATATATTAGATAAATATCATAATAAGAAAAATCTTCATGAAAATACAGAAGAATAGTTTGAAGCATTAAAAGAAATGAATCAAAAAGAAGATAAAGAAATTGAATATCTAAAAAAACAAATAGAAGAATTAAAAGAATAGTATGCTCATTGTTCAAATAATCAAGTTGAATATCATTTAGCTATAGTGCGTAATACATTATATCATATTTATAACAGATGTCGTAAATATGGTTATATTGATCAAGCTGAATATGAATCTTTTGAAAGTTTAAAAATGTTTTATTTAAATAATGGTGGTAATTCTATTTTTAAACATAAAGTAATTCCATATATTGATAGTTTAACAGTTAAAGGTATTGATTTTGAATCTGAAGAAGAAGAATAAAAAAATAAGGGAAGAATCTTATAAAAATAGATTCTTCCCTTATTTTTTTTGTATTTTTTTAAAAATTTTATTTGTGATAAAAATTATTTCTTCTCCCCCAAAAATTTTTAAATAAAACATTTAAAAATTTTTTTACTTATTTTCATTAACAGCAGCTTCTATTGATGAAGCAATATATGTGTTTAAATCACCATAGAACTCTGTAAGATAACGTCTAGCTTCAGAACTCAAATTTTTCTAAACAATTAATAAAGCTTTCTAAAAAGCAAGTTGCTATGCTTCTATATCAAAATGTCCTTGCTTTTTTAACTCTTCTACATATGTTTGATTTGTTGCAATAACACTTTTTGTAATTGTGTCTTCTAACATTTGTATATATTTATTTAATTTATCTGTATATTTTAAATCTTCTCTCTCTTTATTTTTTAACTAAATTTCTTCACTTTTTATATGAATATATTTAATTAAAAATGTAGTTAAAACACCAAGTAAAGGAATTAAACAAACTTGGAAAATTTCATTAATTAAAATGCTCCATTCCATATTTATTACCTCACATATACCCAAATACGTCCATTTACTTTTATTTTTTCTGCAGGCCCCTATTCAACAGATCCACCTGCATGCCAAATATCGTAATTTGGTATTTCTGAAACAGTTCCAATAATACGTTCTGGATATTCACGAATTTCTTCTCTAGTCATAATATCCACAGTACCACCTGGCGCCGCACATACTGCAGCTCCTAATGGATATTCATTTTTATCCCGATAAGGATATACTAATACACGTCCGCTTACTGCTATTGGAGTTTTACATTTTTTTGTTTCTCCAATAGCAAAACCATAAGTATCTGAAACAATTTTTGCTCCTGCGGCAAGACGTTCATTACATAACTACATAATACCAGATTTATGTTCAATAACAACTCGTCCAGGTTCAGTAGTTTTTCCTTCTCTAAATTCAGCATAATCATTCCATACTGCACTATAAGCACGAGTATGATAGGTATATCCAGTATCTGCATTTGCATAAAAAGCACGAATACCAGTCCAACCTCCAAAACCATCATTAGCAGCAGTAAACATTAAATAAAACCATTGCTAACCAGAATTAGCATTCCAATGCCAAAAAGCTCCACGATTATTATGAATTATTCTAAAACTGCGATCTCCAGCTGTAACAAATTGTCCTGTGCTATAAAGATGACCATTAAAATCAAAATGATAAGTACTTACCCCATTTTCTTTTCTAAAATACATTCGATTAACATTTGTTTGAATAAATCCATATCTTGTTGCACCTTGAACACCATTATAAAAGCCAAGCCAATCACCATTTATAACGACTTTATTTCCCCAAACAGCACTATCAGAACGAATTATTCCACTACCAGAATATACTGCTTTAGAATTATATGAACGAAGCCAAGTATTATCGCTCATATACCAACCGCCGCCATGATCTTCACTATACCAACCTGTAGATCCTTTAGTTCTAACCCATGAATTACAAATAAATGAATTGGTACTTAATCCATATGATGTATTATTATATCCTCCAACGGCTAAATGAACTGGAATCATAACATGTCTATTATCATTAAAACATTGTAAAATACTTGCATTATTTGTACCTGACCAAACATGCCAATATGTTCCAGTAGTTGAGCCAGGAGAAAGATCAATCGACCATTCATTACCACTATCACCAATAGTACAAGTAATATTTGCTGGTGTAGGCCAATTAAATCCACTATTTAATTTTGGCTATGAAGTAAAAGTTTTAACTCCACTAATAGTCTGTGCAGTATTATCAGTAATTAACTATGTCCAAGGCTACCAAGTATCACTATTTTTCCCACCAATGAAAAGAGTAGGGGAACGCATATCTAAAGCCAATATACGTGTCCAATTAGTAAATTCACCATCTATACTGAAAATCATCATATGAGAATCAATACAAGGAAGATTATAAGTAGTAGCAGCTTCGTCTCTAGAGAAGAA